AAATCCAAATCCAATGCAAAGTAAGTCGGCTTTTTTTGAGTCGCTTGTTGCTTATTTTCAAATCGCTGGAAATTCCTACGTTGAGGCTGTGCGCTCTAATCCTAAAGCTCCTCCCATGGAACTATGGCCGCTGCGTCCTGATAAAATGCGTATCATCCCTGGCACGCTTGGCCTTCCTGCTGCGTTCGAATTTAAAGGCGCATCAGCTTCTAAACTTTATCCAGTAGATCAAATCACTGGCGACTCAAATGTTATGCACATGAAAACATTTCATCCAACTGATAACTGGTATGGAATGAGTCCTATCGAAGCTGCTGTTTATTCTATCGACCAGCATAACGAATCAGGTCGCTGGAATCTTTCTTTATTGCAGAATATGGGCACTCCTTCTGGCGCTCTTGTTGTTAAACAAGACGCATCAAATCCTAGCGGCGTGCTTCCTGATCCTCAGTTTAAAAATCTTCAAGAGCAAATCGCAAATAAAGTTGCAGGTTCAAAAAATGCCGGACGCGTGATGCTTCTTGAAGGCGGTCTTGATTGGCGTCAAATGGGTTTCAATGCAAAAGATATGGATTGGATGGAAGGCCGCAAGATGGCAGCGCGTGACGTTGCTTTGGCATTCGGTATTCCTCCGATTATTCTTAACATCCCAGGCGATTCTACTTTTGCAAATTATAAAGAAGCTCGTTTATCTCTGTACGAGGACACGATTATTCCTCTCATGGATATGCTGAAAGATGAGCTTAACCATTGGCTCGTACCTATGTTTGGTGAGGATCTATATCTTGAATACGATAAAGATTCTATCGAAGCTCTTGACGTAAAGCGCTCAGAAAAATTTGTTCAAATCTCAAGCGCTGGGTTTCTCACCTTCAACGAAAAACGTACCTTGCTTGGTTTCGAACCCATAGAAGGGGGAGATACACTGTTCGTTCCTAGTGGGCTTGTTCCTATTAGTGATGCTGAGGAAATGAATGAACCCAGTGAAGTAGTAGAAGAGCCCGAAGAAAATGAGGAAGGGCCAGAACAAGAAGAGCCAGACGATAGCGAAGAAAAAGCGAGTCAAGTAAACCTCCTTACGAGAAACGAAAAGCAGAAATCTTTAAAGCAGATTAACGCGCTTCGAGACAAGCTCTATACTGGAATGTTTCACGATTTAAAGGAAGACTTTGAAGACCAAGCCAAAGAACTTGGAAAAGCTCTATCTAATATTGACCCGCGCGTTATGGAATATGCAGCTTTAAACGTGCTTTCTGACTCATCTAAAATCGAAGCTACAATTAGAAAATATTTAAAACGCGCTCTTATTATGTTTGGCGAGCCTGTTTTAAATGGCGGAAAAGCTGTAGGCGTAGGATTTGAAACTAAGACAAGAGTTAGATTTCAGCAATTCGTCGACTCATTTATTGACCAGCATTTAAAGGTTGCGATTACACATATCGAAGGAACGTCGATTAAAAAAGCACGCAGAATTATTAAAGAAGCTATTGCATCAAGCCAGGAAACAGGCATTTCGTCTCGTGAAATTGCAAATGAGCTGATGCTTGAAATGTCCGGCCTTGCTAAATCTCGTGCCAACGCAATCGCTAGAACTGAAATAGGAATCGCATCAAATCAAGGATCGTTGCAAGCTGCTAAGGCGCTCGATATTCCTGATTTGCAAAAGGAATGGGTATCAACTCTTGACGATAGAACAAGAGATGATCCGTCGCACGCGGATCATTGGAATATGAACGAAGAACGTGCAGGATTGGACGAGAAATTCAATGTACAGCCTGATGCTACTATGGACGGCCCAGGAGATCCTTCAGCTCCAGCCGAGCAAATCATCAATTGCCGATGCTCCCTCGTGTACGTGCGAGCAGGAAAAACTCTCTTGCCAGTGTTTGAGGAAAAATAAAAATGACGGCTGTAATCGGATTAAAAAATAAGACGGGTCCGAAAGGAAAAGACGGCGATCAAGGAGAGCGCGGACCTAAAGGGGAAAAGGGAGCAGATGGGAAAGATGGGCCACAGGGTCCTCGTGGATTTTCTGGACCAAGTGGTGCAAATGGAGAGGGTGTACCTACGGGCGGTACAACTGGACAAGTTTTAAAGAAAACATCTAACGCTGACTATGATACCGAATGGGGAACAGGCGGTGGTAATGCCGCTGGATCTGACACTCAAGTACAATTCAATGATGGTGGCGTCTTCGGTGCTGATGCTGAACTTACCTACAATAAAACGACTAATAAATTAACTTCTGGTTTGTTCGGTGTCGGCACAGCTTACGAAGTCAAAACACTTGTCGTAGGAAATGAAATCGCAATCGGTAGCGGCGTTGGAGTGGGCGCAACCACAACGAGCGGATCGACATTTATCGGTGCAGACGTTGCCGCAAGTTCTACCAGTTCATTCACAAGCGTAGGCATTGGTAACTCAGCTCTCAGAAGTTCAACAAACTGCAATCAATCGGTTGCGCTTGGCGTTGATGCGCTGAGATCCTCTGTTGACTCAGGCGCATCGGTAGCAATCGGTCTTGGTGCTCTTAAGCAAGCTACGACTTCAACAACGGTAATCGCTCTTGGCACTTATGCTCTAAGCGGTTCAATCTCATGTGGTTCAGCTATTGCGATTGGGTACGATACATCAAACGGAGCTGACACTTGCGGGTCTTCTATCGGTATAGGTAACGCTGCTCTTGCATCGGCTGTATCTTGCAATTCATCTATTGCTATTGGCGATCAATCATTCACATTAGCGGCTACAAGCAATGCCTCAATAGGCTTAGGGCCTTTGACATTTAGAAACGCTGTATCCTCTACGAACTGCGTGGGCATTGGCGGAAATGCGTTCCAAGACGCTACTGGAAACGATCAGTGCTCAGGATTTGGAGCAGGAGCGTTTTATACGGCTGATAATAATATCTATAGTACGGGAGTGGGCGGAGGTTCGTTCGGTGGCGCTCAGACGTTAAGTTTCTGCGCAGGACTTGGAACTGACACGTTCTCGGCTGGTTCGGCAATCGGTTATTCTGCTGCCGTTGGTTATCAAGCGATGGCAGGTGGGGCTAATAATTTTAACGATTCTGTAGCTGTAGGGTATCAGAGTTTCTATGGCGCAATTTCGTGCTCACAATCTTCGGCCATTGGGAAGAACACATTCAATTTAGCCGATGGTTGCAATGACTCAAACGCATTTGGCAACGGTTCGTTTCAAGGCGCGATAAGCAATTTGGTTTGTACGGGTATTGGATCAGGATCATTCGCGGTTTCAAGTGGAAATACTTTCTCAAACGGATTTGGTTCTGATGCGTTCATTTCTTCATCCTCAAATTCTTACTGCCTTGGGCTAGGTGGGCAATCCTTTTCTAGTGCCAGCTCATGCTCTGGTTCTACTGGCGTGGGCGCTAGTAGTTTCGAGTCTGCTAATACTGTTACGGACTCAGTAGGAATTGGATTCCTCGCACTAAAAACTTCTTCAATGTGCTCTAACGTTATGGCTATCGGCATCGGATCAATGGAAGGCGGAACAAATCTTAACTATTGTTATGGATTTGGTAACGCAAGTTTCAATGCGGCTTTAGACTCCACAAATTCTATCGCTATTGGCGCGGCTTCTTTTAACCAAGCCAACGACTGCGACGATAGCATTGGGCTTGGAAATTACTCACTCGAAGCCACATCCGCTTTAAGTTTCGTTGTGGCGATAGGCGACCGCGCAGGGCAGACGCTAACAACTATCGACAACTCGATCATTATGAGTCGCGGTGGATTAGTAGCGGCATCGCAAAGCCTAAACATCGGTAATATTCTTTTCGGCAGTGGCATTAAGAATGATGGATCACTAGACGCTAATCCTTGGGCTGGCGGCAAGGTCGGCATCATGACAAATGCGCCTACGGCTGTGCTCGACGTTGAAGGTGACTTTAAACTAGGAGTCGGCGGGTCGATTTTAACAAGCGTCCTTGCTGCTACAGCTACACTAGATTTTCCTAGCACATCATCATATGAAGACTTAACTGTAACTGTTACTGGAGCGGCTGTTGGTGATGTTGTTTCAGTTGGAGTGCCTGATTCTTGTATGTTCTCGCACACAACTTACTTTGCATGGGTTAGCGCGGTTGATACTGTAACAGTACGTTTTTTGGTAGTCAGTAGCGGCCCACATGATCCACCTAGTGCTGATTTTAAAGTATTGGTAACTAAATTCTAAGGAGACTTATGTCGATAGCAGATATTCCAAACCCCTCACCGCTGGTTATCCCAGCAAGCGCAGAGAAAGTTTTCGATAAGCAATTCTGCCCTAAGCTTGAGATCACGGCTCATCCAGCAAATTCAAACAAGCCTTGGACCGCTAAGTTTGTTGGCATGGCTTACGATGGGAATGAGATGAAGCATCCAGCTTTCCAAGTTGAGCTTGTGGATCTTAAAGCTCTATCGCTCCTCGACGCGGAGCTTGCCTCTGCTATGGCTTCGGTCCTTGCCGTTATTGGGAAGTATCTTGTAAAGTGCAAACAGAAAAACAAGCACACCGTCACGGTAGATAACGTCGAGGAGATTTTAGAATGAAATTTGAGATTACATTAGAGCAAGCTGAGAAGATTGGCGCTTATTTGATGGCGCGTCCTTTTGTAGAGGTTGAGACTTTAATTCAGATTCTTAGGATGTTGAAGCCTATCGAAGAGAAAAAGAATGATTAAACTTGGTGATATAGTCCCTTTATCAGTTCAAATTTCTGACGGTAACAGTAAATTGAAAATAATGGCTAAAGTCATTAGCCCATCTAGCAATATATTGTTTGAAGGGCCACTTTCTCATCTTATGGATGGATTTTACGATACAAAACAATTCGTAATGCCAGAAGTAGACTTTGTTATCGCTCTATACAGCATAGAAAATAACAAAGAATATTCAAATTCATCAGAAACGTTCTACAGATCCGAGGTAGAAGAAATATCTCGCGCGCTACTAGACGAACAGGCAGCGAAGTATGATAATTATTATCAGGGGACTGTCATCAAAGAACAAGCAGATGACTTTTTAGAGGGGTATATCAGTGGAACCGTTGAAACTTAGAGTTTTAAATCAATTTGGAGTGTCAGAACCACTAGGAAATCCCGACGACATTGAAGTAATTTTTCCATACGAGAATGATAGCTTGGTTAAACGGATGGCATTTGGACACGTTAAAATTTTAAACGATAGTAGAGGCGAAATCGAAGTCACTCTGTCGCCATTCGACATTCAAGGTATGCCGCAAGGAAAAAACCAAAACTTTTGGGTAAAACTAATCTTGGACGACAAATTTAAAACTGTCATATTCAAGCGCTCACTAAATGTAGAGACACAAATGGTAGATGGAGAAGAGAGAAAGGTTATCACTAGATGAAACCAGAAATTAAGACTTTCGAATTCAAAGTCCAAGACGCTGACTCCAAGAAGGGTATCATACGTGGCTTTGCGTCAACATTTGGAAACATTGACTTTGGCGATGACGTTGTAGACGCTGGCGCTTTCAAGAAAACAATCCAAGAGACTCGTGGTTTGATCCCTATTTTGGCAGACCATGACCCATCTAAGCCAATTGGTTGGAACGTAAGAGCCGAGGAGAACGAGAAGGGCCTTTTTGTAGAAGGACAGATCAATTTGAAAACTCAACTAGGTAAAGACCGCTACGAGATTGCACAGCAGGCTCTAGAGGTTGGTGCCAAGATGGGTCTTTCTATTGGCTACGGCGTAATCAAGGCTATGCCTGATAAAGAGCGTCCTGCTGTTCGTCGTTTAAAAGAACTAAAACTCTACGAATACTCGCTCGTAATCTTTCCTATGAATAATCAGGCAATGGTTACGGCTGCAAAATCATGGCAAGACGTTACTGCTACCAATATCGTCGACATGATTTTTGAAAAAGCAAATGCATTAGGCGTATCGCCTGATGTTATCGCTGGCGCACTCCTTAAAAAACATGGAGCCGCTCCAGCACCTATCAAAAACGATCCGGCATTAGACCAATCGTTAGATAGATTCCTTAAATCATTAACCGAAGGGGTAAAATAAAATGAGTCTAGAAACCAAAATGGACGCGATTGGATCTGCGTTCGAAGAATTTAAAAAACTTAACGATAAACGTATTAAAGAACTTGAGCAAAAAGGTTTTGAAACTGCTGAAACAAAAGCAGCAGTAGAAAAAGCTAACGCTGAGATCGACCGTTTGAGCAACGAAGTTAAAGCTGCTCAAGTTGCTGTTCAACGTGCTGGAACTGCTGGAACTGAAGTTAAAGGCGGCCAGTCTGAAGAGCAAAAACTTGCTAAACAAGCGTTCCGCAAGTTCATGGCTAAAGGCGCTGAGAAACTTTCTGTTGAAGAAGTTAAAGCTCTTTCCGTTGGATCTGATCCAGACGGCGGCTATTTGGTTCTTCCTGAAATGTCTTCTGAAATCGTTAAAAAAGTTTACGAGTCGTCGCCTATGCGTCAACTTGCAAGCGTTGCTACGATTTCTAGCGATCAACTTGAAATCATCGAAGACCTTGACGAAGTTGATGCTTCGTGGGTTGGTGAAACTGCTGCTCGTTCTGAGACTGACACTGCACAACTCAAGAAAATCGTCATCGCAGTTCATGAGCTTTATGCTAAGCCTAAAGCAACTCAGAAACTTCTTGACGATGCTATGTTGAATGTTGAAGCATGGCTTGCTGAGAAAGTTGCTGACAAGTTTGCACGTAGCGAAGCTACTGCATTCATCTCTGGCGATGGCGTTGGTAAACCTCGCGGTATCTTGAGCTATGCTGCTGGTACTTCTTTCCAACAAATTGAACAAATCGTTTCTGGTTCTGCTTCTGCTATCACTGCTGACGGCCTCATCAGCCTTAGCTATGCTTTGAAAGCTGCTTACAAAACTGGCGCTGCGTTCATGTTGAAGCGTGCTACCGTTGCTGCTGTTCGTAAATTGAAAGACAGTCAGAATCAATACCTCTGGCAGCCTTCTTTGCAACTCGGCCAGCCTGATATGTTGTTAGGTTTCCCAATGTACGAAGCAGACGATATGCAAGCAGAAGGTGCTAACAATCTTCCTATCGCATTCGGTAACTTCAAAGCTGGTTATCAAATTGTTGACCGTTTTGGAATCCGCGTTCTGCGCGATCCATTCAGCAGCAAGCCTAACGTCGAATTCTACACGACCAAGCGCGTCGGTGGCGATGTTAAAAACTTTGAAGCTATCAAACTTCTCAAATGTTCTACTTAATTAGGAGTTAAAAAATGAGCGTAATTAAAGACGTAAAAAATGGTTTGAAATTGGTAAACTCTGTTTTGCCACTTTTGAGAACTGCTGACGTAAACGGTTCTGGAGTTGATACGCAAGATTCTAT